GTAGATAACGACTTAAAAGATCAGTACAAAAAATATCACACTTTTTAAGCATAAAACTATTGACTTTTGAGCTTATGTTTGCTATGATGAAAGTATAAACAGCGACAGTCAGCGACAATTACATTAAAAAGTTGCGACAAAAACGACGTTAAACTGGTCGGGGTACTAGCTCATTTGGTAGAGCGCTTCCATGGCATTACCAAGCTAGGCCAATTCTTATAACCCTCTAGTTTAACTAGGGGGCATTTTTGTAGCTTATCGGGGTTATCTATCAGCAAGTTGATAGCTCCGTAGGCTCAGTAAACAACTACGGCTTGCCAGTTTAGGAAGCTTAACAATTAGGAACAGCGAAAAATAACGCTCAAGAGGCCAAACACCGTAAAAAGTAGTTTAGATAGACGGTAGCAGCGGCCACGAGAGCTATTCCGCCCTAGATTCGAGGGGTTCAACCCAGATGCGAGGTTCGTATAGTACCTTAGCACAATTTGTATAACGTGAGTTGTATTGAGATCAGCATTAGAAAAGCTTTTTGATTATAGATGTCGCAATCTTATTATTCATAACCATCTTAGTTTCTGGACTCCTCAAACCTAGGGCGGACTTATCAAAATAATTAAGTTCGCCGTTCATAGCTAGAGGCTAGCCATAAAATACGTTTCAAAAATAAATCTTTCCTTCACTTTTTGAAAAATCTGCACACTCAAAACAATTTTGCATCTCCGCAAAAGTTTCTTCTGCTAACCTCTGGCTACGAGCGGCGAAAGAATGAGAGGTTATATGAAAAGAAAAGAAAAATTAGTTATCGCAGCATTAGTAGCACTTATCGCTAACGCAGTTATCGCCGTCGGGATCATAAATAACGCCGGCATATCTAGCGACGAATCTAACTGCTTCAAAGCACCGAACGGAGTAGAAGTATGTCGCTAGTCATAAATAAAGATAGGTTTACAAAAGTAGCCCTTAGCTTCGTAGAGCCAATGCAGGACTACGACAAGGACGAGATAGTAGCACAAACGGCAACCGAGCTAGCAAGGTTATTCCATAACGAGCTAGTCGAAGAAATGCCAGCAGACGAAGAACTAGAACTTAGGCGAATCTTTAAGACTATCGCCTGGAACGCTATCGACTGGACAAGGCTTAACCGCAAGGCACACCCGGACGAGTACGCCGATAGCTCCTGGCGCATGGCTGAAGAAATCGCGCAGATGGAGGTAAACCTATGAGCAAGATCAAAAACTCTGTATGGGAGCGAATCGAAGAAGGCGAGGACATAACGTCAGACGAGAAAGGAAACGAAAATGGCAGATAGCAACATTATCAACAACAGCTCTAAGGCGTACGGTTACAACTACGCAAGCTTAGGGGATATAGCAAGGGCTGGACACACAATACCGAAAATGCGAATCAAGCCAACAGATAACGGCGAGTTCGTAGAATATCTGGACGATAAAGGCGAATGGCAGATAGGGGCTAAAGTCGTCGTGCCGGATATGAAAGGTAGCAACGACGCGCAGGCTTATGGCGCAGCACTAACATACGCAAGGCGCTACACAGCACTACTCGCACTACAGCTAGTATGCGACGACGATACGAAGGTAGAAACAGCCGACGCAGAAACGCGCCAGTATAACGAGCAGCGCAAAGCTAACCGGCTAAGCTTCGACGATATTCGAGAACATCTTAAGACGCTAACAACGAGCGCGGCAGTGAATGCGTACGCGAACGAGGTAAGCAAAGCCTATCCTAACCCAACGGATAAGCAACGCTACGCAATTCAAACAATGTTCGCAGAACGCCGGGAGGACATATTAAACGGCACTAGAGCGAAACAGTAAAACGAAACGTCGAGGGTACTGAGAGATACCCTCGACTAACAAAGCTATAGATTATTCAAACGAGAGAGGTAAACAAAATGCAAATGCTATCAGAACAAGAGAGCCAGAGGCTCGCAGACGAGATCGCTAAACTAAACGGTCGCAAAATCGAAGTTAAATACGTCGAACATGTACAAGTCGTAGAGGTAAAGAAAAAATAGGTCGGTGGTGCTTGCCGAGATTATAAAGCCCACCCTTTTAATACGCCTCCGGCAAGTTAAATGTCATAAACGCAGCCATCAACCTCTCATTTCATGTGCCTGGCTTAATATAGCCACTTCGTATTCGGCCATGAACAGCCAGGCGCACTAGGTAAGCATAAAGGAGGTATTATGCAAGCGAAAGACGCACTTAAAATGACGCTCGACGATAAACGCCGGAAACGTCAAGACGAACTTAATTATCGTACGGATCTGATAGGGGCTATCTTCATGATGGTAGTAGGCGTAGGACTTACCGTACTTATCGTAGCATGCGCAATAGCGGCAATAGCGGAGTTAGCAAAATGAACGACGTAGAACGAGCAATAGGCTGCTGCTACGAAGCTGCCGATAAAGACTGGAAACTTATAGCGGAACGCCGAATCGCAGAACTAGCGCTACGCAAAACACCATTCACCAGCGAAGATATTATCCGCTATCTCGAATATAGAGGCCTAGAAACGCCAGATATGCGCGCTCTAGGCGGTATATTCCTCAAATACTCGAAAGCGAACGAGATAAAGCAAGTAGGCTGGAAAACTGCCACAAGAAAAGATAGGCACTATGCGCCGATCCGAGTATGGAAAGGGGCGAACGCATAACCCTAAAAAGAGCGGTTTACCGCTCGCTCCCTAACGATAGGCAAAACTATAAGGGCGCTAAAATATCAACTTTAACAATAATAACTTTAACAAAAGAGTATGTTTGATATGAACTCTGGAACTAAGGCTAAAACGTTAAATTGTAAGATTCCGAGCGCTTGGAACTATACGCGTTGTCGTTAGGGAGGGGGCTATAAACCCCTAAATGGTGTCTTAAACCAATCGCACTAGCGAATGTTAGCGCGAAAAACTGCGGCTGGGGCAACCTAGCGAGTCGCTACGGCGGATGTCCAAATCTTATCTAGGCCGGTATACGAGGCCGGCCTAGAACAGCAGAAAGGAGAATATGAAAGTATGTAAAGAATATGACGTGCTAGAAGGCGTAGAAAACAAGCAGAGCGGCAAGACTCTATACGCTCTCAAGGCGACTGGAAACTACCAGATATGCGAGGACGACGGCGAACTTATCGACACAACCGACGAAGGCCACATACAAGCGCTTATACACTATTACAAGCAAAGGGGGCAAGATGCTGTACGAAGCTAAGGACGGCTCAAAATATCGCCTCGTAAGCTCAGAAGTGATACTCAGAGGCGGCCGGATAGCAAAAGTCTACTACTTTATCGGAGAAGATCAGCCACTAAAACGCTTCACAAAATATGCAGATAAGCTGCCGGACGAATACGAGATATACGAAACGAAAACTAAACCGCTAGTTAGAAAGAAAAGATAGCCAGCGTTTACGCGCTGGACTGCCACATCTACTTTGGTCGGAAGATGCGGCTGACAATGCGTAAGCACTCCCCAGGAACTCTGCACTCGCTATGCCTGGGGAGAAAGTCAAGGAGGTAACGATGGGCGATAAAAAGTTTAACAATATCGGCTACAAGCGAGAGGTAGAGCGAGGCGGCGAGCTATCCTATTGGATCGCACTCGACCGTAGACGAGAAAAGGCTCTAAAAGAGCTAGAGAAACAAAAGTATAAAAAGGAGGTAGCCAAAAATGGCAGGAACGAAAGCAGGCGGCCAGAAGGCGGCAGCGACAACTAAAAAGAAATACGGAAAAGGTTTTTACGCAGAAATCGGACGCAAGGGAGGGCAAAACGGCCATACCGGCGGCTTCGCATCTAACCCAGAGCTAGCAAAAGAAGCAGGACGTAAAGGGGGCAAGATTAGCAAGAGGGGTAAAGCTAAAAAATGAAGAACCACAAGCTAGAGAATATCTGCCTCGGTATTTTAGCCGGCGCAGCGTTTATCGTAGTAGCGGTACTTATTACACTAGCGGCCATGCCGCCAAAAGTAAGCTATAAAGGCCACAACTACAGCCTAAAGTGCGTAGTAGAGCTACGCAAGAACCCATTAGCAGAATGTAAAGAGGGCGGAACATGGAAAAGAAAATAGAATTATCGCCAGAGAATAAAGCTATTGCCGACAAGGCAGCAGAACTTATTGTAAGAGATTATGGCGAAGTTTTACGCAGACTAGCAGAAGAAGATAAAGAGGACGCTAAATATAGAAAGAAGATCACGAAGTAATGGATATTGTAGAACTTTATATCGAGAAAAGAACCGCCGAGCTAGAAAACATGCTTGAGCTTTACTATCTAGCAGACAAAAGCTACCCTATCGAGCTACTTAGCAGAGTAGACGAACTAGCGCGCCTTAAGAGTAAGTTAGAGGAATACCAAGATGTCAAAGAGGCTGACAGCTAAACAGGAAACCTTCGTAGCGGAAGTAGTAAAGAATGGCGGAAACGCAACAGCAGCAGCGCAAGTAGCATATCCTAACGCGACTTACGGCACATGTAAAACTATCGGCTGGCAAAATATGACTAAGTATGACCTAGCTAAAGCCATAAGAGAGGAGTTTAGCAAACAAGGGGTAACACTTGAGAAGGCCGTAAAACCTATCGTAAAAGGCCTAGAAGCTAAAGATAAAGAAGGCAACGACGACTTAACTAAGCAGCTCATGGCGCACGATAGATGGCTTAAGGCAAGCACACTAGATAAAGACGACGGCTTGCAGCTTAACATAGAGAACGCTACAGGCATCGAGATAACTTTTAAGAACTTAGGAGGCACAAATGAGGGTACACCAGGAAGTAATGCGTAAAATGCGCGCGTATGCGATTAAGCAGGCCATATCAGAGATTAAGGATATCGAGGATAAGCAGACGGTAGAGTATATCGCCAAGCGCCATGGCTTAGGCTACGGCGAACTAAAACAAGCTTATACGAGGGCCAAAAATGAAGCCACGCAATAAGAAGACAGGCGGACTCGCAAACATAATTGGCGAGCAGGACTTCTCCCGAGTCTATACAGATGCAGGTTGGGCTGATTATGACTCACTCGCCGAACTATGCGAAGAGGAGGAAGAATGAAAAGGCTAAATCTATATCAAATAACTGACCTGCTCAACTACCTCGCCGACAACTGCTACGAAGATGAAGCGGAAATCAAAGCAGTGAACATGACGCTGAAAGTTCTAGGCTATAATGGGATGTTTAGATATAACGAAGAGCGTGGCTCAGTCGTATGGAGCGGCTCTATGAAGGAGGAAGAATGAAGAAAGCTGAAGAATCCCTACAACTTGCAGTAGCAGATCATATCGTAACTAACTACCCAAATGTCTTGTTCAGGACTGATGCAGGTGGTATTAAGCTCCCTATCGGTTTAGCAAAGAAGCTTAAGGACATGAACGGCGGCCGTAGAGGCTGGCCGGATATGTTTATCGCCGAGCCGAGAGTAAAAAGCTTCCCGAACGTGTATCATGGCCTCTTTATCGAGCTTAAAAAAGAAGGTACACGCATCTTCAAGAAGGACGGAACGCTCGTATCTGATGCTCATATCCGCGAACAGTACGATATGCTAAATGATCTACGCGCCAGAGGATACGCCGCCGAGTTCGCTTGCGGCTTCGACGAGGCCAAAAAGCTTATCGACGACTATATGAGAGGCGAATATGCGCACGCTGACTAGAAACGAACGCCGAGCTATCAAGCTAGAACTCCGCAAGAGTAAGTTTAGCTTTGAGAAACTCCGCATACTTATCGACTGTAAAGAATACGACAAGAAGTTATGGTTACTAGGCCTTAGCATTTTTGACGACAAAGACGGCAAGTCGCAGCGCATTTGCGTACCGTTTAAGACCGAGCCGGATATGGCGAGGATAAGAGAACAACTAGAAAACTACCCGGCAAGCGTATTTCTAGCGCCGGTTATGGAGAAGGACGAGTGATAGAGTTATACAACGCAGACTGCTACGAGAAGCTAAAAGATATACCGGACGGAAGCGTCGACCTGGTAATTATAGATCCGCCGTACGATATCCACGCCGGCTTCGGCGGCGGTATAATGAAAGGCCCGGATAAAGAATACCTAAACCAGATAAAAGGTATGTCTAACGGCTTCAGAGAAGATACGCTAAGGCAGCTATGCCGCGTTATGAAAAAGATAAACTGTTATATCTTCTGTTCGAGAAAACAGATACTACCTCTAGTAGAGTTTTTTACTGGCCTATCTTGTAACTGGGAGCTTCTAGTGTGGTGTAAAAGCAACCCTGTGCCTGCCTGCTGTAACAAATACTTATCAGATAAAGAGTATATCTTATTCTTCAGAGAAAAAGGCGTTAAAGTCTTAGGGAGTTTTGAAACGAAGCGGACTTACTATATCACGCCTCTAAACCAGAAGGACAAAAAACTGTATGGACACCCTACGATTAAGCCGCTAAATATCGTAAAAAATCTTATAACTAATTCTTCGCGCCGGGGGGGGGTTATACTCGACTGTTTTATGGGCAGCGGTACTACCGGCGTAGCAGCTAAAGAACTAGGCCGAAGTTTTATCGGTATAGAGATAGACGAAAAATACTATAAGATCGCCGAGAAGCGTATAGCAGAGGCGACGGAGGCAACAGAAAATGAGCCTATTTTACGAAACACTAACGAAGAAGCAAAACCTAGCCTTCAAGGCAAGAAAAAAGGCTTTTAAGAAGAACAAACCTTGCGCTATCTGTGGCCGGATATTCAAGCCGGAGTACATGATGGTAGCGCATATTAAGCCTGTATCAGAGATAGACGACTGGACGGCGCTTTACGATCAGACTAACTGGGAGGTGCGCTGTATCGGCTGCGAGCGAGAACTCAACCGTCAGGCGCAACTAGAGGAGCTAGAACATGGCGAAAACTAAAGTACTCGTACAAATGTCGCACATGAACAATATAGGCGGCATAGAAACGGCCATGTGGCAGCTCGCAAAAGCCTTCAGGAGCGCCGATATAACCTTCCTAGTAAACTCTATCGCAGACGGCGGTAAAGTGGCCCTAGAGCGCCTTAAAACGCTTCACAACGTGATACTAGACGACGAGCTGGACAAAGTATACGAGGCGGACGTAGCCCTTATCTATACGCCTATTATGGTAGACGTACCGTTCGACAATATCCGCGCCAAAAAGATATATCAGTTCGTACATAGCGATATAGGCGGACTTATCGAAAAATACCCGGAGTGGAGCGAGTATAAGTGGGAGCCAGACAAGCACATCTCAAAGGTGTTAGCCGTATCTGATACCGTCCAGAAGGCTCTAAAAGACCACTTCGGAGTCGATAGCAAGATAGTACCAAACATATATACCGGCCCAGACGAACGCCGAGTGTTTTTGTATATGAGCCGAGCGACTAAAGAAAAAGGCCTAGAGCGCACGCTAAAACTGCTAGATATGTTCGACCAGGCAAAAAAGGACTACGTTTTGATTATCTGTTCGAGGGTAGATCCGTACGGCGAGTTATGGCCGATTATAGAGGCCAACCCTCGTATTTTGTATATGCCGTCGAGCATCTATAACGACGTGCTATACCGCTGCGCAGACTATCTAGTCCAGTTATCCGACCTAGAGAGCTGGTGCTACACGCTCAGAGAAGCCATCGCTAACGGAGTGGCGATTCTAGGCAACGATATACCAGAGATAGCGAAGGTCGTAAAGGACGGCGAGAACGGATACCTACTCAAGCCAGACCTATCTAACGTCGACCTAGACAAAATCTTTAACAACGTACCGAAGCCGACCGGCAAGACAGAAGAAGTGCCGGCGATATGGCAAAAGGTTATGGAGGGCAAACTATGAGAGAGTTGAAGTTTAGAGCGTGGGATAAGATACACGAGAAATACAGAGAGCCGATGGTTTATGATATTTTCCACGAAAAAATTGTTGTGCGATTACCAATAGAAACACTCAAAAAAGGCGAGTTCCTGCTTGAGCAATACACGGGCCTAAAAGACAAGAACGGCAAAGAGATATATGAGGGAGATATTATCCAAGAAGAGATAGACTTCAACTCTACAATGACCGACGGCACATTCAAATATATGGTGTATTGGGACGAAGAAGAACTATGCTGGGGTTTGGAGCATATCGGCAACGAATCTATACACAACAAACTTTGGCAGTGTAATTCTAGCACAGAGGTTATCGGCAACATCCATGAAAATCCAGAGCTATTGGAGGGCAAACTATGAGATTCAGCATAATTGTACCGAACTATAACAACGGCCCATGGCTAGACAAGTGCTTAGCGAGCATCGCAAGCCAAAAATACAAAGACTACGAGGTTATCTTCGTAGACGACAAATCGACCGACAACAGCGTACAGATATGCGACAACTGGCTTAACAAGCTGCCGCACGCCTACTGCTTAAAATCTGAGCGCAAACGCTGGAACGGCGGAACACGCAACCTAGGGCTTAACTTCTGCCATGGCGACTACGTGCTGTATCTCGACTCGGACGATACCTTCGCCGACGATATGTGCTTAACAGAGATAGACAAGGCGATTCGAGAGAATAACCGACCGGACTTGGTACGCCTAAGCTACTACTTCTGTAAAGATGGCGAAGAACGCCTGGTAGATCTAGGCCACCAAAACACTATCGCCAGCATAGTTTCGGATATGAACGTGGCCTGCTGGACTAAAGCCGTCAAGAGGGAGCTTATAGTACCATTCCCAGAAAACACGCTCATGGAGGACGTAGCGCAGCATATAGCGCAACTAGACAACGTAAAGACCGTCGCAGCGATAAGCAAGGGCATCGTCAAGTGGAACAGGAACAACACGAATAGCTGCTCAAACAACCTAGAACTACAAAACGGCAAGTGGCGCTCTAGCCTATACCGCTACTACGCAGACCTGCTCGACCTCAGAGTGAACAACCTAGACTGCCAGCTAGAGCTAGAAAAACGACGCTCACAAGCTAGGCAGAACATATTAAACGATAAATACGAGCAATAGGGGAGCTATATGAGCAAGACAGTAAATCTAGTTATACCTGAACAGTTTAAGGAGCTAGCACAACCGAGCAAGCCATGGCGGCATATAGGCTTTTATGGTGGGCGCTCAAGCGGTAAATCTACTACGGTAGCGTTACTACTACTCGTAAAGGCCATGGAAAAGCCGTTGCGTATCTTATGTTGCCGCGAGATTCAAAAATCTATCGCAGATTCGGTGCATAAGCTGTTATCTGACCTTATCAATAAATACGAGTTCGGCGGCTGGACTGTAACGGAAAACACTATCAAATACAAAAACGGCTCGGAGCTTATCTTTAAGGGGGTGCATAATAACACGCAAAGCGTAAAGTCTACGGAAGGTATAGATATATGTTTCGTAGAGGAAGCGCAAAGCATCTCGCAAGACTCTATCGACGTGCTTATACCAACGGTGCGTAAAGAAGGCTCGTTCTTCGTATGGTGCTGGAACCCTCTTACAGAGGAAGACCCAGTATGGGTTACGATAGCAAGCAAGCCAGACGATAGAACCTATATTCGCAAAGTAAACTCTGAAGATATAGAGCAACTACTGCCAGACTCGGTAAAATACGAGCGCGAAAAGATGCGCCGAGATAACCCGGATATGTTCGCTCATGTATGGCTAGGCCAACCGCTCACGAGCAAGACTGGTACAGTGTTCGGCAAGCAGATCGCGCAGGCAGAGATAGAAGGCCGTATCGGCAGCGTACCGTACGACGCAAGCGCAGGCACTTACACCGCTATCGACTTAGGTATAGGCGACTCTACGGCGATATGGTGGTTTCAGATGGTGGGGCAAGAGATTCACTTTATCGACCATTACGAGTCGTCCGGCGAGGAGCTAGGCCACTACCTATCTATCATTAAAAACAAGCCGTACAACTACACTACGCACTTCTTACCGCACGATGCGAAGCAGAGGGAGCTACAAACAGGCATGACGCGCGTAGAGTTCTTCGAGAATAACGGTATACATAATATCGAAGTGCTACGCCCGACAAACTTTCAGCTAGGCCAAGATGATATAAACATGATCGCAAGGCCGAAGTTTAGCAAAGTATGGATAGATAGGGATAAATGCGAGCGCGGCCTTAAATGCTTGCGCGCCTATCACTACGAATACGACGAGAAAAATAAGCTATTAAAAGATAAGCCAGAGCATGACTGGTCTAGCCACTCTAGCTCAGCCTTTATCTACGCACTCATAGCGGCGCAGGAGTCAACCGAGGCGCAGCAAGTAAACGTACAGTTTAAGACTTTCGTACCTAAAGAGTTCAGACAGAAAAAAGACGACGACTGGTTTTAACATAAAATGTGGTATAATAAAGTCAATGGCGATGCGTCGATTACTTCGATGGCAAAAACTGCTAAAAAAGACGACGCAAAAAAATCTGAGGATAAATTACTCGGTAAATACTTAAAAATGTTTACGGAGTCCTGGGAGTATGCCCAGCAAAACTACCATGAAACATGGGAGAATAACTGGAAACTCTACCGCAATATCCGCACAAAACGCAACCACCCAGGCACGATAGAAACTTTTGTACCGATGGTAAACTCTACGGTAAATACTATCGTAGCTACTCTTTTTAACTCGAACCCAACAGTAAAATATATCCCTAACCACCCAGACCAAGAGGCAGATACGGCCGTTCTTAACGAAATCTACCAAGACTTCGCACGCAAGGACGGCTGGGCGCTCAAAAACAAGATAAATGGCCGCCAAGGCGTTATTACAGGCAACTACTGCGCGTACTACGAATGGCAGCCGGACGCAGACGGCGGCTTCGTACACAAGGAGATTATCCCTGTACGCGACATGGTTATTGACCCACAAAGCCACACCGTCGACGACGCACGCTATATCGGCCGTCGCTTCTTCGCTACCAAAAAAGAGCTTAAAGAGGCCCTTATCTACGACGCTAAGACCGGCAAGATGGTAAATCGTTATAAAGATATCGACGAGATTACTTCCGGCGAAGGCGCAGAAGGTGGCGGAACTGTCGATAGCGAGAGCGATAAGGTAAAGAAGGACCAGGCACTCGGCGCCACCGCTCCAGGCAACGCAGATATGGTAGAACTTATCGAAATCTGGACCCCAGAACGCGTAGCCGTTATCGCTAACCGCTCTATCCTTATCGAAGAACGCGAAAACCCTCATTATGCACTTATGCGCTCCAAGTTCGAACAGCGCAAACTAGAACACGAATTACAGCGCGCCCTCGTACTCGAATCTGACGGCATCGACATCGGCGAGTTCGACGAGAAGTTTAACTCTAAGAACGCGCGCCTCCTTCCGTTCGCTCATGGCTGCGAATATCAGGACGTTAGCCTCGTATACGGCTCAAGCGACGTAGACATTATCGCAGACGAGCAAGAGCTTCTAAATACGCTTACAGAGCTTAACGTAGAGGCTATCATGTACCAGCTCTACCCAGAGCGCCAAATCGATCCACGCTACGCTGGCAAAATCGACGATCTTAGCCCAGCGCCAGGCAAGGTATACCCACTCCCAGAAGGCGCAGCTAACTGGCTACCAGCCCCAAATATCCCTACTAACGCCTTCGCAGAGCGCCAAAACATTAAGGCAGAGATTAGAGAATCTGCAAGCGTTTCAGAGGTTAGCAAGGGCATCAGCTCGACTGATAGCATGACTGCTACCGAGATTAAGGCGACCCTCGCACAAGCTGATATACGAATTCAAGAGAAGGCACGCAACCTCGCAGACGGCTTCTTCTTCCAAGAGTGTAAAATCTGCTTCAAACTCTTACAGCTTTATGCAGACGACACCATTATGGTACGCACCGTCGGCGACGCTGGCGTAGAGTGGCAAGAAGTCGATATGTCGCGCTTTATGGGCGATTATACCCCTATGGTGACCCTAGACGTAGAACACCGCCTAGAACAGGCCGAGAAGCAAGAGGCATACACGCAAGCCTATCAAATGATTATCGCAGACCCTACCAATAATCTCATGGCGGCAAAAGAGATTATGTACAAGAAAATGATGCCGGAACTTTCAACCGAAGAAATTAAACGCATTATCACGCCTGCCGAGCAAGCCCCAGTTATGGGCGCTGCTCCGGTCGAGGAAAATATCAACCCTGAAATGCAAGACTTAGCGAGTCAAGATATGATCGCACAAGATATGGGAGTTATGCAAGATGGACAAATGGACGGATACCCACCGGCGCAACTTTAAGCGCTACTGGGAGCAAGAATTAGGCCAAGAATCGCTACAGATTATAAAAGACCTAAAGCAAGCGAAAATCGACCAAGCACTAACCTTAAAAGACGATAAAGAGATAGCGGCCAAAATGCACGAGGCCGCCGGGATAGACGAAGTACTACAGTATATCTTCGCACTAACCAACTAACGACCAACGCACTTTAACAGAGGTAAAATAGCGAGCCAACAACTCGGCTACTACTGGAGTAAAACTATTACTCAAAATCCGGCAATGGGCCGGCGCATCGCCAAAATGCTAGTAGAGCCGAGCTGCTGGTAGCAGATAGCTACCAGAGCAACCATCTAACAATATAAGGAGCGTTCAATGGACGAACAAACTGTAAACGAAGCTCCCCTCTTTGAAGCCTCGGACGTAGAGCCAGTAGCTAATGACGTTACGACCGAACAAGCGGACGATATGGGCAGCTCGGCAGTAGAGGCAACCAATGAGCAAACGACTAGCGAAAATGAAGCTAACGACGAGCCAGCCGCTACTGATAACGCGCAAACTGGCGATGCGATAGACGAGTTTTTGGCGAAAAAAGGTATCAAAGCGGACGACCCGGACGCACTCCGCAAACTCGGCGCTATGTACCAGAATGTCGAAAAAGGCTTTTACAACAAGTCGCAAGAGAAGGCGCAGCTAGAACGCAAGCTAGCAGAAGCCCGTATACCAGAAATACGACCAGATCAAGAGGCATTAAGCGAAGTTCGCGCGATGCGTACAGAGATGAGCGTAGAAAAATGGAAGGCAGGCCGTAACCTGTCGGCGGAGGACGAACAGAAAATGATAGAGTTCGTGCAAACTCCGATTACGGACGCAAACGGCAACGTTCAAGTAAACCCAACGACCGGACAACCGATTACAAAAGGTATGCTCGTATTAAACGGTGTACTTTCCCTAGACGACGTATACGCGCTCTCTGGCGCTGGTAAATTAGAAGTCGATTCCCTTAAAGAGAACCTCCGCAAGGAAGTTCAAAAAGAGATGGAAGCACGCCAGGCTGCAAAACGCCCTAGCTCAAACGCTACGGACTCGACGCAGTTCGGCAACGCCGATAATGACGATCCATTCGTTAAATCACTATTCGGCGACTGATTAAACTTTCACACTTTATAGGAGAATATTAAAATGCCATCTATCAACTTGGCTTCTAAGTATAGCTCTCAGCTCGACCAGGTGTTTACCGCCGGTTCTTATACTGACCGCTATGTCAACCGTAAATATAACTTCGACGGTGTTAAGACTGTAAACGTCTATACCGTTACTACCGTCGCTCCAAGCGATTACAACCGCAACTATACCGGCGACCGCTTCGGTGGCAACAACGAACTCGAAGATGTCGTAACTAGCTACCAGCTCAACAACGACAAGTCCTTCAAGCTCGTTATCGACCGCGGTAACTACGAGCAGGGCGCTCTTGCTAAGAAGGCAGGCGAAGTCATGCGCGCAGAGATGGAAGAACAGGTTATCCCTATGATCGACGCTAACCGCCTTCTCAAGGCCGGTATCGGCGCTGCTGCTGCTTCCCAGTACTATGCACCAACCGCTAACAAGCCATACGAAGATGTGCTTAAGATGAGCGCAGCCCTCGACGAAGCTAAAGCTCCTATCGCAGGCCGCGTCCTCTGGGTTACCCCAGCTTTCTATAACGCTATTAAGAGCGAAATTACTACGAATGTTGAAGCTTCCGGCTACAACGATAAGCTCCTCGGTCGCGGCTTTGTCGGCGAACTCGACGGCGTTCCAGTAGTCAAAGTTCCTACTAGCTATATGCCAACCAACACTTCGGCTATCATGATCCATCGCGACGCACTCCTCGGTGCAAAGCAGATCATGAACACTCGCATTGTAACCGATTCCGAGCTTGTCGACGGTACTATCTTGCTCGGCCGCTTTATCTTCGATTCCTTCGTTTTGAACGGCAAGAAAAAAGCTGTCGCAGCTATCGGTACTGGCTCTTTGAGCTAATATCGCTAAACGCGAACTAATAAACCCCCAAGTGCGCATAGGGGGTTTATTTTTTATGCTTTTTATGCTATAATAGGGGCATTATGGCAACAGAAGCGGAAAAAGACGCTAAAGACTTGAAAAGACTTATCAACAAAGTGCCAGATGTAGTAGTGGCAAAAAACTAGCTATCTTTTTATGGTATAATAATGGTATGGCGGTGCGCGTACATATTAAATGGACGCAAACTACAACCTTAGCGGCCTTACCGACCGCATTAAAGCTCGGCTAAAAGATGCCCAGTACTCAGACGCAGATATTCAACAGTTTATCAACGACGCTTATTTTGATATTCTAGGCGATACTGCATACCAGTTTTTAGAAAAAAAGTACCGCTCTAGCTCCCAGGACGGCGGCCAGCTTTTGCTCCCCCTAGACTTTCAGACGGTTAAACACTTTACGGCTAAGCTCAAACACTCTATCCACCCTGTAAAATATATCCCTAGCGACGACTTCTTCGACGTTACGAGGCACTCAGGCGTAAAAAATTACACTTATACTATCTTCGGCAACGAATTATTCTATAGCTTGCCGGATATTGAGGACGTAAAAGACGACGACGGCGAGGAGATGTTCTACACGCTCGACTTATACTACCTAGCTAAGCCTAAAATGCTCGTAAACCCTACCGATAAGCCGGTTATACCTTACGAATACGGCGAAGCGCTACTCTTAGGCGCTCTAGCACGCGCAGAGCAGCTACGCGACAACTTCGACTACGCGCAGATCTACGAGAACAAAAAAGAAGAACTCATTACGAACATGAAGGAGCGCTACTGTCCGCGCCAGCAAGAAGGCGAAAACAGAGCAAAACTACCAGTATTTCAGCTTATGAGGCACTAAGATTATGGCTGACCTATCTTCTATCCTCGGCGGAATGGTACAAGGCTTTAAGGACTTCGGAACTGGCCTCGTAGACTTCTTCGGTACTGGTGCAGCTAATATCGGCGATATAGCTACCAGCATCACTACAGGACGCGCTACGACGAAGAACCAGGACGACTTTAGAAAATGGCTATACCAGACGGACGACAAGCAAGACGCGGCCGCTAAGGGCCTAGGAACGATTCTTAACGGCGTTTCAACAGTCGCAGACGTTATGCCAGGCGCGCAGGCTGTAACAGCTAACCCTCTATTTAACGGCTTACAGGGCGCTATCGGTGGTGTTTCTGACGAGCTTAAAATGGCCGGCAAGGACGCAGACTGGGGCAGAGCCGCACAACGTGCAGGCGTAGGCGCAGCATCAGGCTTAGCGAGCGGTTACGCAGGCCAAGGACTAGCTAAAACCGGCAATAAGCTACTATCTAACGGCCTCACTAGAGGGGCTGTTTCTGGCGCTCTAGGCGGCGGCATCGCAAACGCAGGCTATACCGGCATCGAGGGCGGCAGCGTACAGGATATGATAAACGCCGGCCTATACGGCGCTCAGACTGGCGCACTCGTAGGCGGTACTACCGGCCTAGCTAGAGAGCTTATCAAACCAGCTCACAAGATGGACGTAGCCCTTACAGACGACGAAAAGGCCGCTCGCATCGCTAATATTGACGACCAGCTAGGCAAGCTCGACCTAAGTACGCCAGAAGGCAACGCAAGATATAACGAACTCGCACAACAACGCCAACAATATAGCGGCAATAAGCGCTTATATCGTGGCCTAGGCCAAGAGTACGACCCGAACTACCCGAAGAACAAGCTAGACACGCAAGGCTACGAGAGCTGGACTGATAACCCAGAGCTAGCCAGACAATATGGCGAAAACGTCTACTATATTGACGTTCCAGAAGGCGATATTAAGACAAGCTACCTCGACGAAAACCCTATGTCCGAAACGTACGGCGATAGAAACCCTATATATAGCATCGACAAGAAGGCCGGACTCAACGGAGTTAGCGGCAACGAGTACTTACTATCAGTCGACGATCCATATAAAGAGGGCTTAACTTATAACCGGCTAGGCGGCAAGACTAAAACTGTAGCCGACCTCATGAACGAGCCAAAAACCTACTACCATGGCTCGCCAGCAACAGACATAACAGAGTTCGACATCAACCGAGCCGGCAAAAACACTCGCAGCGGCGAAAAGGCTATCTACTTTACAGATACGCCAGAAGCGGCCGAGGAGTTCGCCTACGAGCGCATACCAACCGACTCTATCTTCGTCGATAAGGCCGGCAAGCGCGGCGGAGTATATGAGGCCAACCTCGATATGCGCAACACGCTAGACCTAGACAACCTAACCGACGCACAAATACGCGAATTATGGAATTATGCTTCGCCGCTAGGACAACTAGACGGCCAGGAAGCCTTCGTACAGCGTTTAACGGACTGGCGCGACAAATACCATAACCCACAGCTTACGAAGGGTTATATCGACCTAGAAGCGCTTAGAAACTCGCCATACGATAGCTTTAGCGCCACAATGTACCCAAATACCGACAATAAGGCTAGAGAATACGCAATTTTTGACGCTTCTAAAGCAAAAATCACAAAGTCGCCTAAGACCGTAGCAGACCTTATGCTATCGCCGGACGACGACGTTATGGCCTCTAAAATAAACCCAGACCAGCTCGACCTCTTTAGCCAGCCTAAACAGAAACCTACCGCAAAGAAGGCGACAAACGCCGACGAGCAACTAGACCTCTTTAGCCAGCCAAGGCCGGTAGAGCCAGAGAACCCTTACGCGCCAGTAGACGGAAAAGTAACCGATAAGATGCGCGCTAGAGCAGACATGCTTACAAAGACAACCGACATTCCAGCGAGAAACGATCTTTACTCAAAGATAGACCCAGAAACTATGCCAAAGACCGGCATAGATGTAATAGCAGCAGAAGCGGAAGGTATAAAAGGGCAAAAAGCGAAGCGAGATTATATCACTAAAAAATATCTCGGCGTAGACAACGCAGACGACATGACGTTAGATCAGGCCGCAGATGCATACTACGATATGTTCCCGACCGATAAACAAGAGTTTATCGGGCAAGTGAAAAGAATAGTCAATAGCTCATTTTACGGAGATAACGTCAAGGAGCAGATACTAGAAAACTCAAGAAAAGCGTTAATAAAGAGGCTAAAAACTAGAGTAAACAAAGCAGCAGACGCGACGACAAAAAGAGGCGGATACGCTGGTGCTGCCGATACCGCGCTTTCCGAGCGGCTAGGCATCGCGCCAGGCAATACTAATAAGCGAACGGCGGCATACGACGATAAAGGCTCAGCCGGTAGATATAGAACCGGGGCTAGAGAACTTGCCGTAAAAGAACAGTTCGACCCAGAAAATGCAGTTAGCACAGTAGCGCATGAGCGCCTCCATTCATTCCAGGCAGAATCGAAACCAGAGATACTGGGAAGATACAGCGACGAAGTAAAACAAGCATACAATGAACTATCTAGCGAGCTAAAACAGTTTAGGCATACGCAGAGAGAGATAGCGAAAAGATACGGTTATAAGACAAAATATTGGAGTACGCCAGACGAGCAAGAAGCTCGCATGTTCCAGCAGTACTTGCAAAATAAAGGATACGCAGACGCGCCACAACTAAAGAACGGCTCAAGAGCAAACGAGTGGGGCGACGAGATAAACCCAGCCTTCGACAAGTTTATAGATAAGCTACGCGACCTATCGAAGCGCGGTATAGCCCTTCCGGCAATTACGGCTTTATTCGGAGGCGGCGCGTTCATGGCGGCCACTCAAGGCGACGATAAGAAAAAGAAAAGCGAGGTAAAGTAGCATGAACAAATCAAACTTTAGCAAGCAGCGCAGTATACCTAACATTACAACGCGTAAATCTTCGCCTATGACGACGAATTTTGCGAAAGGTATATACACATATAAGCCAAACGATACAATGGGCTTAGACGAGCTAAGATTAGCTCAGGACGCACGCTTCGACCGCGTAGGTGAGTATGGTACGCGCCTGGGCTACAAAAAGCTCGGCACTAGCTCTACCCAGCCTATCGGCTACGCAGCATGGGAAACGCCGGCAGAAACGGCCACAAACGGCAACGCTAAGGACGCTACGACCTATTCTTTTACGGCAGACTCCAATAAGACTATCTATTCCGTAAAGGTATACCTAAGCCGCCCTGTAGGCAACATGAACTACGTCGTACCGAAAATCACTATCTCGGTAAACGGCGAGCCAGTAGCCAGCTCTTGCATCGCAAGCGATAGGCTACCATCTAACCCGGACACCGCAACAGAGGTAGTTTTTAACGAAGCTCCTAAAGTAAACCTCGGCAACCTAGTCGAGATCACTCTTAGCGCTCAAAGTGGCACTCTAGCCGGCCTAGGCGCTAAACTCGGTACAGATAACAGAATCTACGCTATTACTAACACTTGCACCCCTGGCTCTGTTTCTAACGTATTCGAGGCCAATATCGACGGTAATAAGGCCGTACTGTTCGTATTTAACGGCGCATTATACTGGCAGAGCGAACTCGGCGCTATAGCTCATATCCGCGACTTGCCAGCAGGCGTAACGAAGGTACGCTTTAGCCAGAATCTCAACACCGTACGCTACGCAGACGGCAAAGAAGGCCCACACCTCTTAACGCCGACCTTTTTGCTAACTTTACTAACTGGCTGGACTGATACGGCTATCGAAGTCAAGGACCTTAAAACAGATACGACGCTCAACGTGAACGTAACTAATATTATGAACGGCACGAGCGACAACCTTATGTACTTCGCTGCCGATCCAGACACCGAGGCTATCTGGACTTATCCATACGGCTATACATACGCCAAAAGCCCAGCCTTCAGCACTACAGCCACTATCTCTGGCAACGTAGGCGACACGCTCACTATCCAGCTATCTACTATCAGCCCTAGCGGCATCGCAGTAGGCGACTGGATAACCGGCCAAGGCACAAGCACCGCAGAGGTAACGGCTATCTCCGGCTCTAACGTTAGCCTAACTGTCGTAGACACTACACCGCAAGCTATCTCAAGCTACGATAAGTTTAGCTCCGACTTCTACCAGAACTTCCCAGCGATTAAGACTGGCGATCCACTAACGGCCATGTTTAACTTAGGCGGCGTTATCTATATCATGACTCGCCGCAATAAGTATCAGATGTACACCCAGACGGCCGACGCATGGACGCAGGACGCTTCAAACGCTCAGAACGGTACGTTTAGCCAAGAGTCCGTAGTATGCGACCTCAACTACGCCTACTACGCCAACGATAACGGCATCTATATCTTCGACGGCGCAAGCGAGGGCAGCTTAACCGAAAACACTATCCAGAACGTCTACGACAATATCCCGAATAAAGAAAATATCGTACTCGACCTCTACAAGAACCGCCTATACGTCTACTACACCAGTAAACCAGGCGGAGTAAACGATAGCTGCCTAGTCTACAATATCAACCTCAAGGTATGGGAGAGCTTCGACTCTAAAACCTTCGTAACGGCTACCAGCGCGCGCCAGAACAGCTCGAACCGCTTTATCTGCGGCCATAGCAAGTTCGGCCTCCTCATGCTCAACGAGAGCGCTCAGAATAACGACTACTCAGATATGGGCGAAGCTATCGCATTCAACCTCGAAACCGCATATCAGCACTACGGCACTACGAGCCAGCTCAAGCGCATCACTAAGTGGCGACCGCAATTCAGCACGACTAATAAGCCGTACACTTGTGAGTGTGGCTACGCGCTAGACTATACAGACCAAGTACAGTACGCCTTCAGCATCGACCTACAGCGCCAAGAGCCTACCACCCTAGATTATGTATGGGATAACCCAAGCGACTACGGCGTACCAGCAATTCCAACAGTATATACCACGCTACCTCTAGTAAACGGCGAGTTCTACCGTATCCAGATTCGCTACCAGCATATCGCGGCCTTCGAGCCGGTTATATTCCGCTCACACACCCTAACCGTACAAACACAACGTATAAGATAGGAGGAAGCCATGCCAAACAGATTAACGCCGATTAACTCCCAACAGGATATTAAAAAGGCGTTACAGATTACTAACCGTAACTTCCGCGCGCTAGACGCAGAAACGTTTACTAAGACTATCTCGGCTAACGGCAATAACCAGATGATATCCGGCAAGCTAAGCAACGGCCGCTTCGGCGAAGTATTTTACGACGCTAGCGGCATGCCTCGTATTCTTATCGGCCAAGCGCCAAACAACGGCAGGCCGGGCATCTGGATCACGAAAGAAGGCTACAATGTGCTTAATGAGGTTAAGTAAACTTATGACGAAGCTAAGAGAAAAGTTTATCTTCAACTCAGACTACCCTATAGATAAAATCGTATGGCTTAAAGAGGGGCAAGTACAGATGCAATGGGGCAGTACTGGAGATAACCCTATAGAGATAGCTCACGACTTAGGCGTACAACTCTACGTCAACGGAGTATGGACTATCGACGACTGGGCTACGACTTATACCTTCAACGCTAGCCGAATCGACGGCCAAGGCTACGTCTATCAGTCTATGCTCGCAGCTAACGACCAAAAGGTATATCTAAGCGGCCAGCACGCGCAAGGCGATAATAAAACCTTCAAATATCGCCTATGGGGCTTTTTAAGCGAAGAATCTACTAAAGGTATACCGGCAAACAAGACGGCCGGCTGGAGTGGCAACAGGCTAGTTCTAAGCACCGACCACGACTACCCTATGCTATGTAAAGAAGGCGTAGTAGCCCCTGGCACGACCATCACGCACGCTTTAGGGGATATACCGTATGTCGACGTATGGGGCAGAAGCCCATACGACAACTACGGCTACCGGACTATATCCGACGATAGCTTCGGCCAGATATACGGCTCAGGCGAGCTAGTACAGATAGACAGCCAAAAGATAGTGTTTAGAAACAATACCGACCAGTATAACTCGTACTACTATAGGATCTACATGCCATGAAACCTTCACGCTTTATCTTAAACAGCGACTACGCTACTCTTAAAAACGACGCGGAAGGCGTAGTTCAGCTAACCGTACCTAACCTAGTAAACATTCCGGCAAGTGGCGATAACGTCGTCTATAAGGCTACTTTACAGATAGGAACGCCGAGCGCAGGCTTGCGAAGCTACGTTACGTCCTCTAAGTACGCCTATGCGCTATCCTCTCCGTCCTTCTTCTTAGCTTGCAAACAAGACGGCTACGACTCGACCGCTAGCGTAGATATCTCTCGCAACGGCCAGAATATAGAGCTACGCGTTACTTTTGCGTCCGCTTATGGCGCAGCTACTCAGTATACCGGCATGGGGCAAGTTTTGACGCTACACGCCGAAACCTTCGTAGACCCCTTCCAAGCGTAGATGTGTTATAATAAAAGTATATTTTGGCGCTGCGTAGTTTATCACGCATGGCGAATCTCGAAAGCATTATGGCCGAAACGAATAAATCGTACGACCAGAGCCGTAATGCACTAAATAATCAGATAAATGCCATCTCTGGCGACCTTCAGGCGCAGAAAGACCGTATTAACGCTCAGTACGCCCAGCAAGGCAAAAACCTAGATAATCAACGCAACTGGCAGGCCCAGGCCTCTAGTATGGCCGCTAGTCGTAACGGCGGCTCTTTTGGCGGTTCGGCAGAGATAGCAAACAAAAAGTACTATCAGCAAGCTTATGTGCCAGCCGTAACTCAGATGCAAACTAACCAGGCTAACGACCTCAGCTCGGCAGAATCTCAAGCTAACCAGAACAGGCTCAGCTTGCAGCAAACACTCGCACAACTTAACGACGAAGCTAACCGCTACGCACTCCAGCGCTACGACGCAGCAGTACAGGCAGAGCGCGAAGAAGCTTATCGCCAGAAACAGCTCGCACTCCAGCGCCAGCAGATCGCAGCACAGAACGCCTACCAGCAATACCTCAACAACCAGGCAGCGCAAGCCCAGAAGTACGGTGTTACGCAAGACGCAGCAGGCGGCCTACAGTTCCGCAATAACAATACTAATGGCTCTGTCAAGTTCGGCACATACTATGGCGGAAACGGCGGAACATGGAATAATAGCTCTATTCTTAACACCATCGGCGATATGTTCGGCCGCAACTCTAACGAGTTTAACCGCATGAGCGAGATTCTTAAATACAACAGCAAGAAAAATCTAACTAACGCAGCCGGAAAAACCTATAACTATGGCAACATGCTAAGCAGGACTGATGCAGACTTGCTCAACCGCCTAGGCTTAAGACTCGGATAGGAGCAGGAATATGGCTTTAAGATTCTCACAAAACGACCTTAACGCAATAAAAGCAGCACAAGCAATTCGTGATTATAACGACGCAGCTATAAACTTTAACAACCGCGCTATCGCTAACCAGGCAGCCCAGGCTAAACAGAGCCAGGGCGGCCTCGGTGGCGTTTTGGCAGGCATCGGCGAATCTATCGGTAACGTCGGCAAAGGCCTTGCCGGCATTTTTGGAGGCGGCATCGCTAACATCGGCGATATCGCTACCAGCATCGCAACTGGAAAAGCTACGACTAAGAATCAGGACGACTTCAGCAAGTGGCTCGCAGGCTCAGACAACCTTAAAGACGCTCGCTTGAAAAACGCAGGCGCGGCACTCGACGCAGCCGCAACTGTTTCAGACCTTATCCCAGGCTTAGGAACTGGCGCTAGAGTGGCCCTAAATATCGGCCAGGGCGCAGCTTCCGGCATCGGTCAGGAACTCGCAGACAACGGCGCTAACGCAAGCGTAGAAAATGCGCTCAGGCGCGGCGTAACTGGCGCAGCAGCAGCAGGCGCAGGCCAATTCGTAGGCAATAAGCTAGCTAAGGGCGTAGCAGGCAACGGCAGAATCGCTAAAGCCCTCAACTCTAACGTAGGCAAGGGCGCTTTAACTGGCGCAGCAGCCGGCGCAGTCGGTGGTGGCCTCGGTACAGCTCTTTACGGTGGCGATCTAGGACAAACCCTAGCAGGCGCACTCCAGGGTGCAGGCGGTGGCGCACTCGGGGGCGGCGCTATGGCAGGCACTATGGGCTTGCTCGGTACTGGCTTAGACAAGATCGGCCGTAAAATCAACCCAGACGCAGCTAACGTAGTAAACCAGCTCCCAGGCTCAGCTATCACTAAGAAGGCAACCGTACAGCCAGAAGCTCCAGCACGTCGCGGCATCGCAATTACAGACTATGACGCAGGCGAACAGAGGGTAAACGTACGCAGACCAAACGCTCCAACAAACGAGTACAGCCTCGGCAAGAACGTAGGCTCTACCCTAGACGGCGTACTCGGCCCAGATAACCCACGCAAGCTTCCAAACGCTAAGCGCCCAACTGACGCAGCACTATTCAGAAAACAGACCGGCGGCGAGTTCGATAACGCAGCAGACTTCCTCAGAAAATACCCACAAGAGCTAGAGAATATCAAAAAGACCTATCCAGAGGTATACGAGGCAGTTCGCAAGGGCGCACGCGACTACTCCGACTTAAACGCTCTACAATTCGACGGTACAGGCGCGGACAATAAATCGGGCCTCCCAGACCTCAACCGCCAGCAGTACTACGAAGATACTATCGGCAAACTCCACAATAAGACCGCCCTCGGCGAAACCAGCACTAGCGCAGCAGACGTTCCAGACTATATGCGCAACCACTTGCTAAACGACACTACCGGCGATCTTAACGGCCAGACGCTCCGCAACGACGATATCCTTCGTGAGTTCTTCCGCGGCCAGTATGGCGACTCTGTAGACTCTATGGACTTAAATGAGCTTTACGGCGCGTATGAACGCCTCGCACAAGCAGCTAACCAGAACGAGATATACACGCCAGAGAATATCGCAAACGGTATTCGCATGAACGGTATTAACGATGACGTAACCGGCGCTTTTGTAAACGACCTCGGCTTGCGCCAGAATATCGACGTAGACCAGTACCCAAGCTTGCGTAAACCACTAGAAGTAGGCATCGAAACCCCAGACAACGCAGAAACCGTATACACTAAGCGCACACTCCCAGCTAGAAACGAGCAGAGCCTCCCGGCAGCACGCCAACAGGCCCAGCCAGCAGTCCAGCCAGAAACCGAGCTTATCCAGAGAGGCACGCCAGAGTATAACGCACTCAAACGCCAAGAGATGCTCGACAACAGAAGCAGAGAACTTCGCAACACCATTACAGACGGTATTCGTAGCCAATATGGCACTATTCGCCTCAACGACCGCATTAACGGCCTAGACGACGCTATTATGGAGCTTGCAGGCTACGGCTTAACTAAGCGCTCAGAGATAGACGGCTTCAGCAAACGCATTACAGGCAAAGACGGCGCTATGTCTAAGGCTATCCGTAAAGCTATGAACGACTCAGGCAAGACTAGCGGCCGCGTAGATATCACTATGGACGACGTATACAGAGCTTCCGGCGCATCTGGCAATAAATCGGCCATGGACAAGATCAACAGCAAGTTTAACTCTATCGGCAAGAAGTATACCGTAGACGCAGACGGCAACATGAACCGCAGCGATATGTACGACTTCGGACGCGAACTCGAACGCGAAGGCTATCGTATGATCGAGCGCGGCGGACGCACTCAGAACGCAGATACAGAGGTATACGGCGAAGCTATGCGTATGCTAGGCGAGAACTATATCGCTAAGGCTACCGACGGCGTAGATATGGGCAAGTATATTGACGCTAACAAGCTCAAAAACTTACTCCCAGGCAACGAAGCATGGGCAGCGCACGTCGACGAGTCTATCCCTAACATCAAGACCGTTTCGGACGCTCGCAGCTTTATGGCCGCTCCAACCAAACTATCGCTACTCGCAGACGCAGCAGAGTATAACAAGGGTACTTATGGCGGCAACGTCGGCAATCTAGCTAAAGACGGCGCGCAAGCAGTCCGCGCTATCACTAGCGGCAACCCTATCAAAGCAGGCGCACAATATGTAGCAGCTAAGACACTCGACTCTAACGCAGCTAAAGATAGAGTAGTAAAGAACGCCCTAAAGAAGTACAACAATATCGAAGCTGGCGGAGCCGGCAGACTAGGTGCAGGCAAGATAGCAGAGGGCATCGGCAACAAGATAAGCGGAGTTACTAAAGCATTGAACAACAACACACTCAACAACGCTAGCTACGCAGGAGTACTTCCAACATTCGGCGACGTAGCAACGCGTCAAATCGCGCGCCAGGCAGGCTTAGCAGCTTACGACGACGCAGCACTCGCAAACGAGCAAAACAACGCTCAGAGAGCCTTTAACGCAGCCCAGACGGACTATCAGAACGCGCTCGGCAACTATCAAAACGTAATCACTCAAGGCCAGGCGCAAGAACAGGCAAACAGCGCAGGCGCACGCCAGCTCGAAACCCTTAGCGGCGCTATGGACCGCGCACTCGCAGCCGGCGATATCAAGGCATACGGCCAGCTAGCAGACCTTTACAAGCAGGCTTACTCTATCTACTCAGCTACGTCTAAGGCAGAAGAACCTAAAGCCCTCTCGGCTACCCAGTCAAAAGCGCTCGCAGCATCGCAACAGCTCGACCAGCTCGAAAACATGAAGCCAGGCGCAAGTACGGCACTCGCTAATAGCCCTCTCGGCTTCCTAGTAAACCTCGGAGGCGGCGACCAGTACGCTAACCAGTCTAAAGCGCTCGCTACGACTCTCGGCTACTTGCTATCCGGCGCTAATATCCGCGAAACTGAGGCGGAACGAATCGGCCAGGCATACGTCCCTAGCGCGTTCGATTCTGAACCAGTACGCCAGCAAAAGCTCGCACGCGCTCGCCAGCTTATCCAAAGCTATATGGGCAGTACGGACGATCTAACGCAAGCCTAAAAAATATAGCCCTCTACGGAGGGCTTATTTTGATGCTAGAACTGATACGACTAAAAGACCGACTATAACGGCGCAGAGTATACCTACGAACCACAAGAATTTGCGGCGTACGGACGTTTCCTTTTTATACCGCTCAGGATCAGTTATTTTTAGCCTTTTGAGGCGCTCTTTCTCAGCCTTTATGCGCGCATCTTCTTCTGGGCTATTGACTCTAATAAGTATAATCGCCATGTTGCAGACTCCCTTTTTTGGCATTATAGCAGATATGGTATAATAATAGTATATTTTGGCGTTGCGATAGGCATATAGAATGTTTATCGAAGAAATCAAAAAGCCAGAAAAAACACTTGGCGATAAGTTCGAGCATTTTGGCAAGGAACTCGGCGAATTATGCGACGAGGCTTTCGCTATTCTTGAAGATAAGAAAATGGACGAGCAGGAGCGCTCGGAGTTTATCGACATCGTAGCTGCTATTAAAGGCGCTAAGATGGGCGCTTATAAGCTCATGGAAAAGTACAGCAAAATTACTAAATCGGAGCGCAAGGCTATCGAGAAAAAGGCAGACGCTTTCGTAGCCGGACTCGACAAAACGGAGGAGTAACTCATGCAGCCACTACTTATTCCGCAGAAAAATACGAACATTATCCAGATTAAAGCAGACCAGTATACCTTCCAGCCTGGCGATCATATCTACTTCACTATTAAAACTACGCCAGATAACGACCAGACGGACGCAGACGCGCTCGCTAAGGTTGACTGGGTAGTAGGTACGGACGCAGACTACGATAACGAGGGCTATCTTGCGCTCGCTCTATCCGAATCTGATACTAATATCGACTTCGGCGACTACTTCTACGATATTAAGCTCGTAAACGACGAAGTTAAGTGTACTCTCGTCGTAGGCCAGGTTAAAATCTTACCAGTAGCAACCTTGAGGGCTTAGCCATGCCAAAACTCGATATAATTAACGCCAATAACGTAGTCGAGTTCCACCCACAAAAAGCCTTCTTCCAGGTTAAAAACCTAGGCGGCCCGAAGGGCGACAAGGGCGATAGAGGCGAGCCGGGCGCAGGGCTTAAAATTACAGATACAGTAGCCACTTACGATAACTTACCGACAACCCTAGAATACTGCGACTCTGGCGCGGCGTATTTTGTACGCTCTGACGGACAGTTATATATCTGGAACGGCTACGAGTTCCCAGCCGAAGGCCATGGCGCGCAATTTGAAGGACCACAAGGGCCTCAAGGCGAGCCGGGCAGGGACGGAACGGACGGCAGAGATGGCACAGACGGTACGGACGGCTTTAGCCCAAAAGCCACAGTCGAACAAGTAGGCGCAGGCGCACGCATCACAATTACAGACAATGACGGCACGACTACAGCAGACGTGGCCGGCTTTACTGTTGACGACGCTTTAAGCGACTCTAGCACTAACCCTGTACAAAATAAGGTCGTTAAAGGCGCTCTGGACGGCAAGCAGGCCACTCTAGGCGAAGGCGATATATCTACTAGCCTTATCGCAGACGAAGCCGTTACGCAGGCTAAATTGGCCTCCGGCATGGAAGTAGGCGAGGTAGTTTATGAGTATGTACAAGAGTCTAGCTCGACTGGTAGTGTAGACGTAGAAGCGCCGCTAGACTTTAGCACTTATCGAAAATTCAAAATAGAGATGTCTTATACTACCACTAATACGAGCGCGTATTGGGCGCAGGTGAAGTTTTACAACAATACCACGCCTTGCGCCGGTGGGCGCGCTGGCTGGCATCATGAGAACTCGTCTACGCTTGCCTCTGACTATTGGGCCGGCATGACTTCTGGCGAAACTATCGCGATCAAGATGCCATCGCTACCGACTGCCGTAGCTATGTGCATGGAAGTAGAGAGAATAATCTCTAACAGCGAAACTGGCGTATACTGGCATGGTACAGCCTTTACTGGCTCTGGAATGTACGACTGTTACTTGCAGGGTATATGCGACGCGCCAAACAAGGTAACTACTGCCTTAGCAAAGCCGGCCGCAGGCGGAGTGTTTAGGGTTATTGGCTACAGGTAACCTTGCATTTTGTGGTAAAATAGTATAAAGGCGATGCGTAGCAAATCTATGCTATGCCAAAACTTGAAGTAGTAAACGCAAACAATGTTATAGAGTTTAACCCCCAGAAGGCTAATTTTAAGCTCAAAAATACTGGCGGCCCGAAGGGCGAGCCGGGCGCTCAAGGCCCTAAAGGCGATACTGGTCCTCAAGGTCCAGCCGGTCCTCAAGGCATACAAGGCGAAAAGGGCGATAAAGGCGCTCAAGGCGAGCGTGGCCCACAAGGTATTCAAGGCCCACAAGGTCCGCAGGGTATTCAAGGCCCGAAGGGCGACAAAGGCGACAAGGGTAACACCGGCGCTACTGGCCCGCAAGGGCCTCAAGGTCCAGCAGGCCAGAATGGTACAGACGGCCAGGACGGCGCAGACGGGTTTAGCCCGATCGCTACCGTTACGCAAGAAGGCCTAGACGCCGAGATCTCGATTACAGACAAGAACGGAACGACCACCGCTACCGTACCAGGCTTCAGCGTGCAAACCGTTACTACCTTGCCGGCAACTGGTACAGAAAACATTATCTACCTTAAGCGTACCGAGGCCACCGCTTCCGGCAAGTCTATCTCTGTTTCTGATGCCGTAGAGGCTCCGCTCGCTGACTTCCAGCTCAAGGGCGAAACAAGCCAGAATGGTACTCCTGCTCCAGATGCTCCAGTAGCAGTCCAGACAGTCACTGGCGAGAATATGGTAAAGATATGTGGGAAGAACTTGTTTGATAAGAGCAAAGCAACGCTAGGCTATCGTATCGGCGGCGATGGCACGCCATACGCAGATTCGCCGTACTTTATTAGCGACTTTATACCAGTCAAGGCAAGCACAGCCTATCACATCAACACAGCGAATGTAGGCGGCTCATCAGCTATCGCCACATACGACAAGGATAAAGTATTTATCCGCCGTATTTTGGGCAATGGGTATCAAAATATAGTAACTGATGCCAATGCGCTATATATTCGCTTTGCTACATCGCAGACGGTTATAGACCAAGCTCAGCTCGAACTCGGAAGCTCAGCAAGCTCATTCGAGCCATATCAAGATCAGAGCTATCCTATCTCGCTCGGTTCTATCGAACTCTGCAAAATCGGCGATTACCAGGACTCTATCTATAAGAGCGGTGGCAAGTGGTATGTGCATAAGGCAGTGGGGAAATACCGTCTAGAATCTGATAAGGTTCAATCTGCGTATCTCGGAAGATACCGTTATGCGAAAACCGATATACCAAACTCTTATATCCCAAATAATACTTTGAACTTTAAGATGTCACATTTTACGGTGTACACATACGATACAGGTGGAATTGGGAGCGTATATGCTGGCGGCACTATGATAAACATGAAGTTCGACGAAAATGGGGATAACATATCTGGCTTTCGAGACTGGGTAGCAAACAATGATGTTTTGCTCTATTATCCTCTCGCCACTCCAACCGATACCGAGATTACGAACGAAGCACTTATTGAGCAGCTAGAGGCTATATTATCGCAAGGATATACCTATGCCGGCACGAACAATATCACTACGGTTATATCGGCAGGGAACGAGCAGGGCGAGCTAACGATCGGATACTACAATGCTTACGATAGCTACCTATATGTAGCCGGACGCTGGCAGCAGTTCGCGCGTTTAACAGCAGCTAACGAATAGGAGGACACCATGGGTTGCGGTGGCAAAAAGAAGAAAAAATAGTATAATGTAACTACCCTTTTACATTTGCATAAACAAGAGGCCGGCCGAGAGGTCGGCTTTTTGGTGGTATAATATATGTAAGGCGATGCGTAGCGAATATAGCTATGGCATTATATGGGTACGACGTTTCGCGCTGGCAGCCAGTCGGTACGGGCGATTCTGCACAAAACTTTCTTATTATCAAAGCAACAGAAGGTACAGGCTATGTCGATAAATCTTGCGACAAGCACTACCAGCGCGCTAAAAAGCAGGGCAAGCTCCTTGGCGTGTATCACTTCGCTCGTCCAGACTTAAACAAGGGTACGGACGGCGCAAAACGTGAGGCTAACTACTTCTACAATAACTGTAAAAACTACTTCCGCGAAGCTATCGTGGTACTCGACTGGGAACAGCCAGGCACTACCGGCCAGACGAGCTGGGCTAAAGCTTGGCTAGACGAAGTGTACCGTCTATCCGGCGTACGCCCTCTTATTTATATGTCGGCTTCGGTCGTCAACAATAATAACTGGTCGGCTATCTCTGGCTACTACGGCCTATGGATCGCTGGCTATCCGGCAAAATACGACGTTAAAAACCCTCCAGTACCGAGCGTAAAAGATATGCCGTACAAAATCGGCTCGTGGGCTTTCTGGTATATCTGGCAGTACAGCTCAAGCGCAGGCACGCTAGACCGCAATATCTGCAACGGCGACGTAACGAGCTGGCACAAGTACGCTAACCCAGACTTTAAGACGGAAAACCCGGCAGACACTAAGCCTAAAGAAGAAGCTAAGAAGCCGGAAACCGTACCGGCAAGCGGACAAGCCGAGCAGCATGGCAAGACTGAAGGCAAAACCCAGCCAGAGCAGCCTAAATCGACCGATAAGGGCCTTACGGCTGACGAGTGGGATAAGATTATATCTAACGCAGAAAAGAGCGTACAGCTCGTCGAAAACGTGGCTAAAAACGCAGGCGTAACTATCCGCATGAGCAACAAGGTATACGACGTGCTTAAACTCGTAGCTACGACCATTTTACCGGCCATCTCGGCGCTCTATATCGGCTTATCGCATATCTGGGGCTTCGGCTTCGGTGAACAAGTCGACGAAACTATCCAGCTAATTATCGTAACGATCAACGCAATTTTAGGCTTGGCGGTTATCAAGTCTAGTAGCGACTACAAAAAGAACGGTTCATAGAAGAACGGCGCGGCTACGGCTGCGCCTTCTGACGCTCTGCTGGCCCATATCAGCGGAGCATCAGAGGGCGAAGCTCTCGAACATTAAGGCAAGAATCAAATATAGAAAGGGGGTGTTTCTATGCGTCGCCGTATTTTTATCGAGATACAAGGCGAGATCGACGGTTTATCGCTCTGGAAACTTATATCAAAGTATAAGGTCAACTTAACCGAGGTTATCGACAAGTCGTGGGTATACGGCGATGTCGAGCTTCACAACATAGGCGATATTATCGAGCGATGCGCTTTATATGGGCCACTTAAGGTCGAGATAACCGACCAAAAAGACTAACACCTATATTATAGTATGGTATAATATGGGTATGAGAACACGCAACAAGTTATACCCAAAGCACCCAGACGGTAGGACAACTATACACCGCGGAGCATACAACTCATGGCGCGCCATGATAAACCGATGCTACGGAAAAACGTACTGGGCAAAGGCGAATTATGCCGAAAAAGGTATAAAAGTGTGCGACAGATGGCGAGGCATCGACGGCTTCGCCAACTTCTTAACCGACATGGGCGATCGCCCAGACTCTCACTCTTTGGATAGAATCGACAACAATAGCGGATACAGTCCAGAGAATTGCAGATGGGCGACGCAAGCGGAACAAGTGGCGAATAGCGCAAAAGTGATAAATGCGACTATTACAAAAGCCGAGTTAGCAAAAAGCTGTGTAAGCCAGGCCGTCGTTTACGAAAGACTACGCAAAGGCTGGAGCAAAGAAGATGCCCTATATAAACCGGCGCAACAATGGAAAGAAGCGACTGTGTATGGGCCTTGTCCAGTCTGTGGCAAGACTTGGAAACGCAAAAAAACTAAATATTGCAGCCAAGAGTGTTTTACAAAAGTGAACGCAAAGAGAACACGAGATAGTCTAGGACACTATACGAAAGGGGGTGGTAAATGATGGGACGCAAAGCAAAACGTGCAAAACGAAGGGCAATTCGTGGTTGTGATTCCCACCACTAGCATCTGCTCTGGACGCGCAGGACGTGGGATAGAGGCTATAAGCTACTACTCCGCCGCTCGTTCATATACGAGATACCGATAGCAGTACACCAGGCACTACACGCAGCAATAGAGCCGATGCCGCCACTAACGGAGGACGAAGCGCGCGAGCTATGGGCAGAGTTTAAGCTAGTAGACTACGACATGGATATATTCGAGGCTTTAGACTGGTTACAACAGCACGCGCCTAACGCCGAGTTTGCCATGGCTATAATGGCGCAGGCAGGGTTCTTGCAAAATAACATGGGGCGCTCGTAAGGGCGCTCCTATTCCATGAAAGGAGTAAAATGACAGAAGGAATTATTATCGCACTAATTACAGCCGGTTTCCCAATTTTAGCTACTATTATATCTTCAAAAAACACGAAAAAGATTATCAACAGAAACGCCGCAAAGCAGTCGATTTTTAGCCTTATTAACGACGATAAAACAGACGCTCTGTATGGTAAAATGCCATCGAACTATCAAAACGTATTAAACGAATACGATATTTACCACAAAAACGGCGGCAATAGCTACGTTACGGAAAAAGTGGAAGATTATAAAAAGTGGTACGTCGCCTGGGAGCATCAGCATATTGACAAATAGACTCAAGTTTGCTAAGATAAAAGCATCAACTTGCTAATAGATAACCTCGGAAAAACGAGGTTTTTTATTCCTCAGACAAATACTAAGCCTACGCTTTAGGCCTAGTCATAAAATAATATAGGACGCTTAAAAATAACCAAGTAAAGCGTGAGGTTATTTTGAGTGTGCAAAAAACGGAGGTAGTTTTATGGGGAAAGCAGCAACATCAATGAAAAAGATCAATGAAGTTTCCTTAAAGGAAACATCAATGATAATCAATGATTCAACTAAAGCCTGTGGAAAAGTCCGCATCTCAACAGAGGTAGCAGACAACAGAGCGGAACGCCTAGTGCAGAAGTTTAACGCGCCACAATGTCGTCTATTCTTCCTTAAGTGCATCTATCACTTGCCGGAGTACGAAATCGAGCAAGCAGTAGAAACGGCCATGCGGCCAGGGGTTAAGAGCAATATCCGCTACTTTACAGTAGTCGCAAAGCAAAAACTCGCACAAGCCGGCTTTTAAGATAGCAGCCTTCCTCAAATATTAACTTTAAGAGGGAGGCTTTTTATATGCTTATAAGCAACGCTTTTGATTCATATAAGAAAAACTATATGGCAGTACGGCATCAGTCGATCCGGATACTCGAAACGCACGAAGTATGCAAGCGCCAGCTCGTACAATTCTTAGGCGATAAGGATATGGCCGAGATAACGATAGACGACGTGGCTAGGTGGGAAAAGTGGCTAAATAAGTCGAGATGCTTAAACACCGTCCGCAACTACATAACTAGACTTCGCGTTGTAGCCGATTATATGGCCCTTCTAGGCATTCCGAGCATAAAAGCTGCTCTGATACCTATACCGCGCCGAGAAGCCACCGTACCGACCTTCCTAACGCCTTCTGAGGTTGAGGCCATGATAGCTTGCTCGTACAGCTTACGGAACGCCTTTACGATATCACTACTATATAGCTCCGGCATTAGGTTGTCGGAGCTTATTCAATTAAATAGAGGCCAAATAGTGGATCGCCAGTTTACAGTTATAGGCAAGGGCAACAAGCCTAGATTATGCTTTATAGACGAGCGTACCGAGCATCTTATGGAACACTACTTACGCACTAGAGAAGATAGAGCCGACGCGCTCATAATATCCGCGCAAAACAAGGCTAGAATGACTCCTACGAACGTACAGCTACTTATAAGAAACTCCGCCATGCGTGCTGGGATCACAAAGAAGGTAACGCCGCACACCCTCCGGCACTCCTTCGCCACGAACTTTTTACGCAATAACGGCAATATGCGCTATCTGTCGACTATGCTAGGCCACGCCAGCCTTGATACCACAATGATGTACGCCCATGTGGTAGATAACGACTTAAAAGATCAGTACAAAAAATATCACACTTTTTAAGCATAAAACTATTGACTTTTGAGCTTATGTTTGCTATGATGAAAGTATAAACAGCGACAGTCAGCGACAATTACATTAA